AATATTATAACGGATGGCCGCCACGTGTACGTTGGAGATTGAGAGTTCTATTGGGACTTCTAGTATAAATTGTCACCCTTTCACCGATTGCAGACGACAGTTTTGCGAGACCCCAATTGGTGACAAGCCTTTAGCAATTGGTGACATGCCTTTTATTACAAAAATGCCACTACACAAAGCTTTCGCATTCTATACAAAACGACTGCGTATCACTTTGAAGCAAAATTAACACAACTACTTATTTTAATTGCAATTACGAATTAATCAACAATGTGCCTATTTATAGACCTGTATGCTTCAAAGTATTATCATATTCACACTCTCTCTAACATCACTTTCTCTATCTATCGTATAATCATAGCAGTAGCTTGTCTGAATAATATCACTCAGAGAGTGTGCGCTGCGCGGCCGTTCTTAATATTATAATTATCATCAATGGAGTCTCAGTTAGTCCGTCCACCAACAGCGTTCAATTACATAGAGTCTCAACGGGATGAGTACCAATTGTCTCATGATCTAACTGAGATAGTACTTCAATTTCCTTCCACAGCGTCTCAACTTAGCGCCAGACTCAGTCGCAGTTGCATGAAAATAGACCATTGTGTCATAGAATACAGACAGCAGGTGCCCATCAACGCAACTGGCGCAGTCATAGTGGAGATTCATGACCAAAGGATGACTGAAAATGAGTCCTTACAAGCTTCATGGACATTTCCCATCAGATGTAACATAGATCTCCACTATTTCTCTTCCTCGTTCTTCTCACTTAAAGACCCTATCCCATGGAAGTTATACTATCGCGTCAGTGACACAAATGTCCACCAGAGGACACACTTTGCCAAGTTCAAAGGGAAATTGAAACTCTCCACGGCAAAGCACTCCGTAGACATCCCTTTCCGGGCTCCGACTGTAAAGATACTGTCCAAACAGTTCACGGATAAAGACGTGGACTTCTCACATGTTGGCTATGGCAAATGGGAAAGGAAATTGATAAGGTCCGCATCGTCCTCTAGATATGGGCTGCACAGCCCAATTACTATAATACCAGGAGAGACATGGGCTACCAGAAGCACCGTAGGGACCAATCATCACGATGCAGACTCTGACGTGGGCTCTTCAATCCACCCCTACAGAGAATTACACAGACTGGGCCCAAGCACATTAGACCCAGGTGATTCTGCTTCAATGGTGGGAGCGAAGAGGACAGAGTCCACTATAACTATGTCTATGGCCCAATTAAGCGAGTTAGTTAAGGCTACGGCCCAAGAATGTATTAACAATAATTGTAACCCGTCTCAGCCCAAATCATTGAAATAAATTTATGTGCTTGTACTACTTGGTCTGGATGCGTTAATGCAATAAATGCTTAAAATAAATATTATACTTGCATGCAACATAATTTTATTATTATCCAATATAATCAAGGTCAAATGATACAAATGTCGATGCCTTAGACACACAGTCCGACATCCAGCAATAGTAAACTAATATGGCGTTCTTGCTTATATTAGCATACACACCATTACAAGTATCTCGATCAAGGTCCTTAAATGAGGACCAACAATTGAAACGCCAATTAGATAAGTATGTCGTCCCTTCAAGATCAGCCATCGTAGTATCCTTCTCTACAGCTAACACACGTTTCAACACGTGCCGTATGTAGAACCGGTCCTTCAACGAGGGTGAGATGGTCAAATTACCATGACTGTGTATCCTAGCACCAAATAACTCGTCGAATGTCAAGAGACATCCAGATGAATTGAGATGGGGTTTACGGTCAACCACGATAACAAGAGTGAATACTCCATCCGTCTTGGGAATTGACCCGTCCATGCTTATGTCAGGGATGACACGTTCAATCTTAACAGTGCCTTTGAAGCGTAAACGCCTGAGCTTAATATAAGACCTAGTCCGGCATGAATCACTCTTCCCAAGACTAGGAAATGTCACGTATGTAGAAATGGCTGTATTATGAGCCATTACAAATTCATCGCCAAATTGGTTCTCATGGATATGCTGATGTAACAACTTCGACTCATCATGGGAACGGTTCTGAGTACTAGATCGACGTTTCTTATCGTTCCTTTTCCCAACAGTTGATCGTTTAAAAACAGGATACCTCAAATAGCTTCTACGCGAAGTAGATTGGAACCCACGTCGATATCTAGTAGAGTACATGTTGAGCTGGTTAATTATCACCACAATTCATTACTATTTATAAAATACTTATTAGTCATATCAATTAAAATGCCTCAACATGTGTAATTCAATTGGTCCACGTCAAACATATTGTACATTGTGGTAGGGCGGAATAACAATGTAAATATGCCCAAAGTAGTCACATAACACTTTAATTCAAAATGCAAATGCTTGATGGAGAGCCAATTGAATTGATCGAACGAATGAGAGAGTACCTCGAAAAAAACAAAAGGATAAAGCGAGGTGCGAAGTGAGAGGGAAACAGCCTCCGAGTAACGTGGCAACCTTTTATTGGCGGACTCCAAATGATGCGCTCAACTAGATTTAATAGCGAGTTGTCCGAAAGAGCGAACGGTCAGATGCGCGCCACGTCAGAGGGGGAAAAAATCGCGCGGCCATCCGGT